TGCCGTAAACGTTCTTAGTTATGACATGAATTTCCATGTTTATATCTTGTCTCCAAAGCTGTCCATATCGACAGCGTTATCTACTGGTAACCGAACATCGGTTACTTCTTTAGGGTTACACGAACTAGTTAGTTCATGAATCTCGTTTGGATTTGGTGCATAGCCCCAGCACCTTACATCTATCTCGACCTTAGCTTGTTCTAGTGCATAGACTAGGTTCTCAAGCCGGACGCTAGCTTTTACAGGGGTTCTTGGTAGTGGCAAAGTGTTACTCCTTAGGTAACTAGTGTTAGACACGAGCAGTTTATGGACATGCTCAGGTCGACTAGATACTAGTCCTTTGCTAGTTCAAGGCTGCCAGATTGGTCAGCGAAGATTTCCCTAGTTACAATCTTTCGATTCCAACTAGCATCTTCGGCATCTCCAAACTGTGCAACAGCCATGATGTTTCGGTAGCTAAACCGTTTAGCTGCCGGAGAGAATCCCCACCAAACTCTAAGCCACTGGTATCGACGTAGATACTTTTTGACGTTTCGGACTTGTCGTCCGGTTAGAACCCCTTCGTAGCTAGGTTCTAAATGGGTTCCAAGGATTGCGGACTTCGTAATCTTGCCATCAATGAGTTCGGACATTTGTAACTCCTAAGTTACTAGTTATGTAAACAAGCAGTTTCAAGACTTGCTCAGGTCACTAACAACAACCCCCTTATAGGGGTTGTAGTTAGTTGTTAGCTAGCCATCCGACTAGTTGCTCCTTTGACTTTGGCTACGGTTTCAACGTCAGCTAGCTTGGCAAAGCTACTAGCAAGACGGTAGAGATACTGAGCTTGAGAGCCAAGCGAATCTAAACTGCCCTGCTGTTTAGCTACTAGCTTCTCGTAGTTGCCGATCAACTCCGATTGCTCAGCAATCAACTCTTCGTTCTTGTCGGTCAAATCTCCGTAGCTAGTTACCAATCTGGCTAGGTCTTCGTAGCTAGCTATGTCGGAGTCCTTGAAGGCTTCGGCTCTGTCGTTGACAAACTCAACGGCTTCTTTCAATCGAACTGGTTCTTCCAGTTCTCTACGGTACAAGCTGATATAAGCCTTGTAGATTATGGTGCATTGAAGCTTCGATGCTCCGCCTTTTATCATGGCATCAACGGTTCTAGTTACTGAAACCAAGTTGGAATCGCTTCGTTCTGTATAGTGCATTTGTAACTCCTAGTTACTGGCTGGTTTCGACCCTTTAGGGTCATCATCAGTTGGGATACTCATCCCAAGACCAAGGGCATATTTTTCGACCTATGCCAGAGCCACTAGTTTTTTACATGGCAGAATCCTCCTACTAGGGGTTTACAAGTTGGGTTGAGGCTGATCTCCCAACTTGTACCAAGCTACTAGCTATATCTAGCTAGCTTGGGCTAAAGTACCCAACCATTTACATGGTTGGCACTGAAGTTTCCCAGACCTTCGTCCTTTGTGAAGGACGACTAGTTCCGTTGAGGAACAGCTAGGGCAAGATAGATTGAAAGCTGCAAACATAGTTTGACTCCTAAATTTTCATTTACCGACTAGTTGCTAGTTTCGAGGTAACTCGTCAGCTTGGGGTACCAATCCCCAAGAACTAGCTGGCTAGTAACTAGTCACCGAAGCAACTAGCTACTAGCTGAGGACTAGGACTTGATTGCTAAAGCAATCGCTGCCAGAGCATTGTCAACAAGTTGGAACTTGTTGGACACTTCGGCTTTGAAGATCCCTAGATCTTCCTTGGTGACGAAGTTACTGGTATCAGTAACCATTCCCAAGTCGACGGAGCCACTAGTTAGCTTCGGTCCTTGTGAAACTTGTTTCACAGTTCCGACTTCGGCAGAAGCTAAAGCTTCGTTGAGGTGTCGCCTCATGACTTTACAAGTCATGTTGACAACTTGCCCTGCAAGTTCCCACTTCGCTGCTACGGCAACCAGTGCTACTTTGACCTTCCGAAGGTCAGCTTTGCCACTTCGCTCTGCATTAGCAAATACCTTTCGGTATTTGGCTATGTCTGAACCGGGGTTCAGAGCAAGTACTTCGTTGGCTGTAAGGTTAGCTGTGCTAATCATTCGAAACTCCTAGATTGTTGGTGAGGACTTTTTTGCCTCGTCTATTCAGCCACTCCCTGCCTCAGGGAGTACAATCAAGAAGGGAGGGGAAAGAAAAAGAAACTAAAGCAAAGAAAAAGAATTGCCGAAACAGGTACTAACTAGTTAGTAACAGTTGTTGGAAAAACCGAAAAAATCTCGAACCACCCGCCGAGCGAAGCTCCGTGTGAGTTCTGCGGCTGCGTAGACGCAGGTAGCGCAGGATTGTCCAGTACGAAAATCACGTTGGAAATCAGGGAGAAATTGCCATTTTCTGCCCCTCTCTTGACGCGCAAGGATCACGCTGAGAGCCAGCCTAGTTGCCAGCAGACCGGATTTGCCAGCTTTTCTAGTCCCAAGACTAGCAACTAGCTGTTAGCTGGGGCTAACAGTTGTAGTTACTGCAGTAACTATGGTTAGTCCCAAGGGGACTAAGGGGCTACCACGGGGATGCCAGTGGGAAGTTTTGTGGGGGTTGGTGTGTGTGAATGTGTGTGGGTGTGTGTATGTGGGTGATGATGGGTGATGTGGTGGTAGGAGGTGTGTGTATGGGAGTGGTGATGGTAGTGTGATGATGGGGGTATGGTGTTGGAAGTTGGTAGTTATGGTGTGAAGGGACCCCCTTGACAGTTTGTTTTCCCCCTTAATCGCACTAGTTACTTGTTACTAGTTAACTACCTGTTGTTGGTTAACTAACAACCCCCTAAGAGGGTTGTTAGTTTAATCCTCCTATCTAACCCCCCTATAATCCCCCCTTCCTTCCCTCCTTTTGACCCAATAACATGTTATTTTCTATACGTCAGGATTGTTACATCCGGGGTGTTCCTCCTTAAACTACCTCGTTAGGGTTTACAATCAGTCTCAACCGTAAGGTGTAATGCGGGAGTCTTTACTGACAAGCAGACCCCGGTGCTTGAAAGCCTCCTGCATTGGGGTCTGTGCTATTCAGGAGGTATGTTTTGTTATTGCCCGAAGATCGAAAAGCCCTTTTAGATACGATCGGCGTAAACACATGGTCTGAACAGGACGAGATCCTTGACCATCCAGCCAGAATCAAGCTTGTTGCGGGCGGGGAGCGTGCGGGAAAGAGTTTTATGGGAGCGCTTTCCATCATTACCCACCTTGATGAATTTGAGGATGGAGATATTGTGTGGCTTGTAGCTGCTGACTATGAGCGTAACCGGGCAGAGTGGAACTACTTAACCGATATGCTCGGAAAGCTAGGGTTCCTGTACAAGCAGACTAAACGCATTGACCCCGGAGAGATGGAAGCCATCTGCGGGACAGCTAATAACCCCGGATTATTTAAGATAAAGACAAAATCCGCCAACGATTACCGGAGCCTTGCAATGGAAGCCCCTAGAATGGTGGTTACTTGCGAAGCATCCCAGATTGACTATGACAGTTTCCTGCGTTTACGTGGGCGTATCGCAGAAAAGCGCGGGTATCTATTCTTAGAGGGTACTTTCGAAATGTCCCTAGGCTGGTATCCGTCCCAATGGGAGGCGTGGAAGTTCTATAACCCCGATGACGACGCTATTTCCTTTTCACTACCGTCTTGGACAAACAGGGTTGTCTATCCTGATGGCAGACAGGACGATGAAATCCTGTCCCTTGAGAGGTTACACTCCGAAAACTGGTTCAATGAGCGAATTGCGGGCAAGCCAGCACCTCCAAAGGGTCTTGTCCACGATATGTTTGACATTGCACATCACGTTTCTGAGGATGTTACCTATATTCCCGGCGAACCAATACATCTATGGATTGATCCGGGGTACTCTCAGGTTACAAAGTCCGCTTATGCTGTTGAGGCAGTACAGATAATTGACGGTCAGGTACGGGTAATAGACGAAATCTACGAAAGACTTAAGGTTACTGAGGATATTATTGACATTTGCCAGAACAGACCTTGGTGGCAGGATGTTTCCCACGGTGTTATCGACATAGCTGCCCATAATTTTGGTGAATCCAGACCAGTAGATACGTGGCTGCAGCAAGCCGGACTGTATATGCAGTCCCAGAGCGTTGGAATAATGGATGGCGTTGAAAGGTTTAATACATACCTTAAGGAAAACCCTGTCACTCACCAGCCAAACTTAGTCTTTAACCCTAAATGCAAGGGTATTTTGTCCGAACTAGGTGGCTGCGCCAACCCATTTGATGAACAAATGCACGTATATACTTGGCGGACAGACCGTGAGGGTAACGTTGTGGGAAAAACTCCGAGGGACGCTTTCAATCACGGAGTAAAAGCTATAACCTACGGACTTGTTGTGAATTTTGGCTATGCCAGAACCACGGGTCAGGGGAAAATAATCGCAGTAAACAGGTGGTAATGTGGCAAAGATAGACGATCTGGCAACAACCCTAGAAGAAGTTTGGGAGTCCCCCGGATTTATTACCAGACGCGCCAGAATGGAAAGTGATTATGGCTTATATCGGCTAAATAACTATGAAGCTGGAGCCGGATACCAGAGCTATACGTCAAATGCCCCCAGAATCCTAGCCGATAAGATCATTTCCTACCTAACTAGTGCCAGTATGTCCATTCGGGTAAACATGAGCGCTGCTGTTGCCGACCGATCCCCCGGTACTGCGAAAGAAAAACTTGCAATAGGTTCACTGAACCTAGCTGATGAACGGATGCAGCGGATAGGACAGCCAACTGTTCGCGAACAACTTGCTTTTCATGCTGTACTTAGAGGTTGGTATGCAGGGCGGGCGCTTTTAAACAAGCGACAGGACGGAAGTACTTACGTAGACATTACGCCTTTCGATCCACTTCACTGTGTTTACGAAATGGATGACGATGGGGTTGTATGGCTGGCGCATAAAACGCGAAGATCTGCCCTCTCAGTCAAGTCCCAGTTCAGGATAGACGTTGAGCCAGCGGTAGAAAAAGATGGGGAGCTTGCAGGGGTAGATGTATGGGATTACTACTCACGGGAAGAACACGGGATAATAGTTGCTAAAGACAAAGATGGTTTCGAATGGGGCAAGAGGCTAACCAAGCACAACATCAGGGATATTAATAACACTCCATTTGCCCCTGTTTTCCTTGGAGCTGTGGGTCCAGCTCCTTGGATTCAGGGTGAGACTTCAAGTGATGACACCGCATCAGACTTTGGTGAGTCTATCTTTTCATCTAACCGTCAGATCTATGAAGACCTGAACTTCGCAATGAGTGCGTATAAGACACTTGTTAGACGAGCGGTTCGACGACCGTACAAGATCATTTCTCCTGACGGAACGACAACTCTTGAATCTGACCCTTGGCAGGACGGATCGGAAGTCCCACTCCCTGCTGGAACAGAAATCCAGCTTCTCGACGAAGTAACGATGCCGATTGACACCCCTGCATTTGTAGGTCAAATATCCGGCGAGCTTCAGCGTGGTGGTTTATCTAACGTAAGTTACGGCGAACTTCCTTTTGCGATCTCAGGATTTGCAGCGAAGGTTCTTCAGGAAGGGTCTGCTCACCAGATAGCACCAAGAGTTCAGGCTATGTCTTCCTGCTACAAGCAGATAACTGAACTTATTTCAATGCAGTACCAGCTTGGCGGATTCAAGGCGATGGATGTAACGGGTCGCCACAATGACGTATCAAGTTACTTCCACGAAGAAATTAACCCTGCAGACGTTGAAGGCGCTGGAGCCATCGAAGTTAAGTTCGGTGTTAGGATGCCACAGGACGAACCACAGTTAATAACAATGGCACAGATGATGCGAGAGGGAGAGCGACCACTTGCACCTGACGAATGGATATGGGAAAACGTCCTGCAGATTTCAGATGTTGACCAGTTCAAGAACGCAATCAGCGCACAACAGGCTCATGTAACAGAACCGAAAGCTTTGTTAATAACCCTGATAGAAGGCTTGATGCAAACAGGGGAACAGGAAAAAGCCCTTATCTATATTGACCTTCTAAGGAAGACACTTAAGCAGGAACAGCAGCAGGAACAATCTCAGGATATGCAGTTCCAGCAGATGCAAGCGCAAGTACAGGCGATGATGATGGGAGGCGGAGTTCCGCCCCCGGAAGCCGGAGGACAAGGTGGCGGGCAGGGTAGCCCGCCGGGAATATCTAATGATATTCTTTCTTCACAAATGCAGGGATTCACTAGGGCTGGTGATCCTGCTCAAGCACCTCCGGGTACTCCCGGCGGACCGGGGACATATAACGGCGTATAACCATGAAGTATAGAATTTCATATGTAGAACCAGATGGTGTAACGGGAACTATCGAGATAGATGCAGACTCCCTTACGGATGCCTATAGAAAAGGTAACAAGGCGATACCGCCCGGAGCAGACATACAAGGTCGCCCGACGGACATTACTCCAGCCGAAGCAACTGGAAAATCAGGTCCAGATGCGACCAAGAATGACGATGTTGACACTAACGCAGATGCAAGCGGGGGTAGTGGAAGCGGAGGAAGCGGACTAGATCAAGCTAGTGTAGATGCGATGATCGCAGCGGCACTTGCCGATCAGGAAAATCAGAACAAGCAACATATGCAAAGTATTCTTGATCTACTGGGAAGCCAAAGTGCAGGTGGACCGGAAGCCAGCCCTAATCCTAATACTACGGTTAACGCAGGTGGACCGGAAACCACCTATGACAGTGCTGGTGGATTTAACTGGAACCCTTCCACCGATAATCAAGAGATGAATCCGTTGGACTGGAATAAAGATCTTGACCATATTGTGAGTAATATCAACTACCAGACAGGTGCAGGTCCCGGTGCTTGGGGTGAGGACTTCCGAAACCAGATGATAGAGAGGCAATCTGGTCTAGGCTCGTTCTTGGAAGGTATTTCACAGACATTCGGTGGTGATATGCCGGGAGGCTACCAAGGACAGAATTACTTAGAAAGTTTATTCAATCCAGCAGCCTCAGCTTATGGCGCGCTGAACACACTTGGCTCACCGTATAAGTCGGGCGGGCAGGTTGGTGACAGCTTCGCCAAATTCGCGAATAATCTTTTTAGCAGTGCCATCGACCCTAGAAAACAGCTTGACGCTCTATTAGGGAGTGCTTTAGACCGTCTGTCTGCCTACGACCCTAAAACATTAGATGCCTTAGCACCTGCTGCTGAGGGAAGGATTCGCAAACTGATAAATCCTGATGTGATAACTGAAGGAGGGGGCGGATGGGATTCTATCAAGGAGATAGTAAACCTTGCCCAGCAAGCACAGGGACAAAGGTATTCACCTATGGCTCTCCGGTCAATGCAGCGGGGACAAGGTAACGCAGATCAAATCTGGGCTGACTTTACTCGTCAGCGAAATGCTCCGGGTACTGGCAGTGAGCAAAATACTGGTTTCCAAAACTTTGCTAGATTTGTAAAAAACCAATTTGGACTCTAGGAGAAATAAGTGGCAATCAATCCTACGTTCTCTGGTTTTCTTGAAGAGGAGCCAAGGGCTGCCTTCTTTGGAACTTTAGGTCGGCAAAATCTTCTCGATACTCCAACAAGGCAAAGGCAAGCTTCGGATATATACAACCAAGCGTTGCAGGGTTTTTACGGCAAGCTTGGGGAGCAGGTTCTTGGCGGTGGCGCACCGGACGCTTCGTTCACTGACTACCTGAAGGATCTTCCGTTCACGGAACGGTTCGCTCAGATGGGTAGGCAATACAGCGATCAGGGGCGATTTAGCCCAAGGACTAGGTTTCTTTATTACTAATGGTTTCCTCATTTAGAAACTTTATGGCTAGCAGGAATAATAGGGCGGCAACCTATGCTCCTCCAGCCCCTCGCGTTCACCAACCCGACCCTAACTACGCTTCTTTCCAAGAATCAGAAGAATTTGACGAGTTCAGGGCGGGTAAAGGAAAGATAGAGAGGGAAGGTACGTCAGGCTTGCAAGTGCGTGGGATGCTGCCGAGGAGGGTAGATACGACAGCGCAATCTGTTGAAAACCTCAGAGAAGAAAAGCAAACACAATATGACGACCGGATAAGGCAGAAAAAAGTCCTTGACGAAACTCCGGCTTGGAAAGGGATGAACGGCGAGGAGTTTGACCCCAACAAAGAATCTCACAGGGAATTTACAGCAAGGGACAAAGCCCAGTTCGTAGCAAGCCATGTTGACTACATGGACGATCCAGAAAAGCATATGCGTGGATCATCTAGGCTTGAACAGGCTGAAGAACTTTACTACGAGCAAGTACTTACAGTAGCCAATAATACTCAACCCGGCACCCTCCCCTTGTTGATGCCTAGCAATGAGCGGATAAATATATATGACAAATTTGTAACCGACTTGATGACCCCTATAGAAATAGCTGGTCAGAAAACTCAGGTAACAGGGCTTCAGCAACGACAGCTTCAAAAGGAATCCGGTCCTAGAAGGATGCGAGCCTATGCTGGTGTTGTAGCCAACCCAATGAACGAAGAGTTCATTCCAATCGCAACCGCACAGGCGCTAGGGGCATTGCCCGGATCAGCCATTGGGAACGAAACGTTAGCAAAGGCTGGAGCAACGGCTGGTGAGTGGGTAGGTTTTGGCATGGGCGGGGTAAGTGCTGCCAGAAGCCTTAGGTGGATGACTGAAGACGTTACACTTCCGTTCAAAATTATCAGGGGTTCTTACAGGGCAATCCATAAAAAGTTTGGTAGTCAAGATCTTAGGAAGCCAGCACAGTTATCTTATGTAATTGATAACGCAGGACAAGCCCCTCCATCTGTAGCTCTTGACGCTAAAGAGCGAAAGGTTTCTGCAAACTTCACGCCTGAGCAAAGCCTTGATTACGCAGCGCGTGATGCAGGAGGCTCTTCGCTAGAGAACAGTAAGATTTGGGTACGGACTGAAAGTCAAATTAGAGTCGAAGGTCAGACTGAAACAGTACAGGGATGGAAGCTCCTGTGGGACGAAGTGGATGACGCTGCACCTTCTGCTAGACCCAGACCTAAAGTAGAAGCGAAACGGGAACCAGCACCGCTAACAGTTATCCATGAAGGCGATGGCGTTACTAAGACTTACAAGATTACAGATACGGATAGTTACTTCAGGGCTTCTGGAGAAATACTTAACCTGTCACCTGAACAGGTAGAACACGCTTCTAAAATTTCCAGACCAATAATAAAAGCGTTAGCTGATTCTTTTGGAATTGATGAGGCTGAATATATTCAAGGACTCGTTCCTGCGATTCGAGAAGTGCCGCAAGAAGGTCAGGATTTTGCAGCGAGAGTTCTCCATGCGAGGAATCAGCAAGAAATTGCCGAAGGTATGGGCGATGCGCTAATGGACGGAATTTTCCGAAGGTCTGCAAGCTTGATTGAGTTTGTCAAGACAAACCCGGCACTAACAAATGATGCTGACTCAGTTATAACAATACAACATGAGTTAGCTCATTTAGTCCTTGCGGATATTTTTAGGTTAGTTTCAAACGGGAAGGGTGGTCAGTTCGGAACTGTTCAAAACCTTGCCGAGTCCCTTAAGGCACAAGTTGCTGTAAGGGCAGAACTTACAGGTGAAGTTCTTACACCCGCCCAAAGAACGGCGCTGAACGATTTAACGCCCGAAGATATTTCTGACATTATGACGGATGACAACTTCTGGAGCCTGAATAAGATGGAGGGCGATTCGAAGAGTATGTTGGGTTCCACCGTCGCCACAAAGGAATATATAGCATTACGCAAGACGCTTGGGACTGACCCTAACAGTAGGCAGCAACGCCTATTCGCTCAGGACCTACAGAAACTTCTTCATGAAGCAGGGGCAGACCTTTTTGCAAAATATACTCTTGACGTAGCAAGGGGTCAGAGGGCTTCAGTAGTTCGATCGGAGCATATGGGGCTTTATGACGATACCGTAATCTGGAACGCTGCAAGTCAAGGGTTAAACGAATCCCTTAACATTCTTAGAGCAGCGCTAATCACAGACCCCAAATCTGGGAGGGCTATACACGGCATTGCAGAAGTTAGGGCGGGCGTAAACGCTTCTCACGACCAAAAAATAGTTAACTCTTTCCACTCAGTAATAAAGGAAATAGCTGAAGGGAAGATTCTTGTAGATAAGAAAATGGCTCCTCAGCAGTTAACTTATCTAGCAAGGGAATTTGCTAGACGAACAAACTCTGATGCCCTTGCTATCAGAGCAATGGCTGACTACTTCTTAGGGGGTAAAAAGAGTCTACTTAACCAAAACCGAGATGATATAGTCGGGGACTTAGTAGACTCAGATGTTCCCACCTTCTTCGACGGAAGCAACGCTCGCTACCTGCCATTGGCGCGGGAGATTTTCTCGCATCGACAGTACAAGGATCTTTATCAGGAAGTACTGGAAGGGTCGATAGACGATGACATGTTCTCTGAGAGAGCGGTCGAATTACTCCGCCGTTCATTAATAGATGTGTTAAGAGATCCAAACACTAAGGTTGCAGCACTCCATGATGTAGTTCCAGAAGTCAGGAACAGGATTGAACTTGTAAACGAAACGCCGGAATTGCTAAGAAGACTTGAGGAAAGCGCTTTCAAGAATGAAGCTGGCGAGCCTATCATTTTCTTCACTGGGGTAGAGGTAGATTACGGGCAAGACTTTCAACAGTTAATGACTGCCCACTTCCACAATCTTATGGGACCCGGAAAATACCTAGATGATTGGGATGTTGTTGGCGGGTCGTATGCTGTAGGTAGATTTATTGGAGGAGTCCCGTATGGAGCAAGTACGCCAGCAAGGGTTCAGGCTTTTTACTCCCTAGTACCAGAAGCAAAAACTATGTCGCTGGAAGGGTTTGGAGCTTCTGACCCTACAGGATTACGGTACTTTGAAACTACCTTCGCTAATGATGAGTGGGTTCAGCTAAACCGTGATCTTTTCCGAGATTACCATAATAAGAACAGTAATATCTTTGATTTAAAATCACCGTTGCTTAATCCAAACACCCGGAAAGGACTCACGGGTAAAGGTTTTACAGGCGCTGAACCTTTAGATCCTGACACGTTAGAAATTTTTTCCGACTACAGCAAAGCAGTGAAGGATGTCTGGGGGGATAAAAAATCTTTCAAAGGAGTCGAAGCTACATTTGGCGCAAACGCATCTAGGAGGCTTTACAAGAATTTCTTAGAGGCTTACGCAGATGAAGTAAGAAACTGGAAATCCAGAACTCAGGTTGGGAGAAGGACCCGTTACGAAGGTATAGGTGCGGTGGATGAGTTCTCTGAGACAGATTACGCTTACAAAGAGGCTCACTTGGACTATCTGGACAACCAGAAAACTTTAGAAGATCACTTTAACGATCTGCTGAAAGAGGACGTTGACCTTACATCAGAGCTTCACAATACTATCGTTACCGCAGCATCAATAAAGGCAACGGCGAGGACTGTAGCCGAGGAAGTGGATACAGCACAAAGGGTAGGGACTTGGGGTAAGTTGGGTGCGATAGAACAACATGCTATGCGAGATGCTGTGAAGACAACTAGAAAGCAAGCAAACCTTGTTGATGCCCAGCAGGGGTTGCTGAGATTAGAGCAGGAAGACCCAGCAACTTATCACCTTATTGACGTAGACATGCAGGATGGTTGGGGATTTTTTACAGATGCCGATGATCTGATTTTGGACATGGGGAACCAGCACCTTTTCGAAGTGATGAAAAGTGCATCACGGAATAACGCTGGTAAACGGGCTGAGGATACTCCGGGTATGACCGATGCGTTGATGAAGGAATTTCGTGGCAAAATCGGCACCTCCGAACAGCAGTTAGCTGATATTAGCGTGGCTGCTGACGTTGGGGACTCAGTTCTTTTCTCGATGCGTAACAGGCGAATCCACGAGCGTATGCACTCGATGGTAAAGAAAAAATTACAGATAGAGGGTGATGCTGCCCTCAAGAGGCTTGGTCCAAACGACAGCGATGCAGCAGTCGAGGCTGCTCAAACGGCGGTCACGCAAAGATGGTTGGATATATATAACGGCTGGTACCTAAAAAGCGATGTTCACCAACTAACAGAAATTGGGGGTGCTGTTATAGGCGGAAGCCCCCACAGGGTTAATGTTCTTGTCGGACCTGACGAGGTAATACAGAATAACTTTGCGTTTGTAAAACTTAAGGGAGTCCAAAACACTCCTGAGCAAGCTGCTGCTTTCAAGAGGAAAAACCCTACTGCCCCGGATAACGCAATAGAAAATACTGTTAGAACCGGAGAGTTAAACGTACAGCCATCTCGCTACGGCAATGAAGTTAAATCTGGAGTGGACAGGTTTAATGAAGGCTTGAGGGCGATTCAAAAAACATTGGACGAACAAAACATCGGAGCTAACTCTAGGGCAGTAGAAAACCCTACTCGTGCAAGTAGCGACATACTAGATATTCAAAAGAAAACTGAAGCCGGACAAGTTATAAACACAGGGAAGACAGACGGTAAAAACATTGTCCCTAGTAGCTTTAAGTATGAAGACTTTTTTGGTACTAGTATCCGAAAGCCATTGAACAAGGAGCTTCTCGATAGCGTCCTTACGGATGCGACAGGGGAGTTCAGGACTGTTACTGGAGAAATTACACCAGAAGGTAAAAGGGTATTAGCCGAATCTGCATCAGAGCGAATTGGTCAAAGGCTTAAACAAAAAGACTACCGTGAGTACCTTAAGGCACGGGAAGCAGACATACATCGAGCTAGGCAAAAAGCTGCTGCGATTATGCACAATGCTGAAGAAAGCTATAAGGCGGGCAGAATAGATCAGTCAGAGTTAGAAAAGCAAAGCATGATAGCGAAGTCGGTATCAGATTCAGCTAAATCTGGTTACAAGCCGATCGAAATGCACCCTATAGAAGTTCAAGCCTTATTAGATCATGGAGTTGAAAAGCTCCAGAAGTTATATCCAAGTAAGGTTTTCGATAGAAGTGATTTTATAATCGCAATTAATAAATTCCTTGGGGTTGAAACTGCTCGACGAGGAACTGCAGCATTTACAGAAGTAGCCCAACAAGCTCCAGCACTTAAAGGAATGGCTGGAACTAAAAAGATGTTCAGGGCAGAAGGTCTTACGCCTAGGGAACAAAACCTAGTAGAGCAAGCACTTGGCTTGGACACAGTTCTCCGTAATGAATCTCCCTTATCAAGGGCGCAGATTGTTCGCGGAATGATTATTACGTTCTTCAACGTTCAAAGACAGTTACTTCTTTCCATTGATGCGGGAGCAATCTTTAATCAGGGAGGCTTGCTGCTTGGAAGATTTACCACAAAAGGCGGGTACGTAGATTTAGGCAAGTCCTTAAAGGGAACGCTTAGTGAGGGTAAATACAAAAGTCAGATGGATAAGATAAAACAAGATCCTGACTTTGATTACCTAACAACAAAGACAGGTATCTTTATTTCGGAATTAGACGGTCCCCTCTCTAAAAGAGAGGAAGGATTTATGTTTAATATCTTCAGACTGGCGGGTGTGCAAAATAGCCATCCGGCGTTTACAAAAACAGGCATTAGCCATCTAGGGAGGGCAATAGCCTACCCGTTCAAAGCAGGTGAAAGGTTCCATAACTTATACCTTAATAAGATGAGGTATTCGATGCTCAGGGATTTTAACGCCAAGCTTGTCAAGAGTGGGATTGATGATGCTGCAAGAGATGCAGCCATTAAAAACTATGCAGATTTCTTAAACAAAGCTACGGGCAGGGGAGATCTTGGCAAGCTTTCAAACATGGCTCCAGAACTAGCCAGTGTGCTTCTTGCTCCCCGATGGATGGTATCCAGAGTACAGGTTCCATATTCGATTGTGAAAACGGTAGGGAAAGAAGCACATGCCGGAAAAGGAATGTACGCAAGTAAGCAGATAGCCCAAGACTTAACTCGCACCTTCGGGGTTCTTGGCGGGATCGGGACGTTGCTTTACCTTAACGGGTTCAGGGTTGAGACAGACTGGAGAAAGTCTAGCTTCTTGAAGGCATCCAACGAGGGAACAAACTTTGTAACTGGCGAGCAGGGATCAGGAAAAATAAACATAGACCTCACGATGGGACTTGGTTCTGTATGGAGGTTCATAGCAAGGGCTTCTTACGGTGCAGCCCCTTGGGGCGACAGAAAAGAAGTTACCACGACTGGCACAGAGTTTGATGCAGATGTTGGTCGTCAGATAGGTAACTTTATGAGGGCTAAGCTAAGCCCCGCTGGTGCTTCTGTAACTGGACTGGTTACAGGGAATGATTACTTTGGGGAAGAAGTAACTGGAAGAGAGATGTTTGTGCCGGGGCAATCTTGGGATTATCAGGATTTCTTGCCTTTGATGACCCAACAAATTATAGAGGCTTCTCAAGAATTAGATGGTGGTCCAACACTAGCTTTGCTTGGTGCTGGTGCGGTAGGTGGATTAAACGTAAACGTATACCCCGATAAGGACGATCTGGCGCGAGAAATAACAGGAACGAGTTACGAAGACTTATACCCTTACGAGAAGAAATACATCAACCGCCTTTTCTACGAAGGTGGAAAATTCCAGCCTAGTGAGTACACTCAAAAGTCTTACCAGCTAGAGCTTGAGCAATATGAAACAATCGAGCGGATTATGAGTGGTTCCGGCGAGATGGGAACTAAAGCTTCGCGTGTTTACCGTGCAATGGACGTAATGGATATTAAGATGCAAGGTTTACGTATGGGCTACTTCCAAGAAAAAGATGAAGAAGAGATAGAAACTGATCCATTAAAGAAAGCGCAAAATGATTACTACGATTTGCTTAGTGAAGTTTACGGACCGGAAGGACAGTCAAGCTTATCTGATGAAGAGATAGACATGAAAAAGTTAAGGTTCTTATCTAGCCTGACAACAAGGCAACGGGATTACATTGAGGCAAATAAAACAAACTTCATGGTTCCAGACTCCGTATTTAAACTTCAAAAAGCTTCAGGCAAGGGCAACATTAAAAAAGCGAGTGACAATGCGCTTAGGAGAGCTTTATACAGGCAATCAGGAAGAGAACTGCCCCCGGAACTGGTTGTAGAAGACCCGTTGGGTCTAGCGGAAAACTATTACGCTGTCGCTAAAAATATAATTTACTCTAACGAGGCAAGAAGACGGCTTTCGATGGGAAGATCAGAAATCCCGAAAGCGCGAGAACAAATCGAAATCACTCGTGGGATACTTGAAAGAGTTAAGTAGTTCCCTTTATTATGTAGCAACCTAAACAATCGTTATGCCCCATCTAACAGGTGTTGCGTAACTGGAGAATTGAATGACAACTGAGAGACAAGAACCGCTAAACGAATCTGTAGTAGATCCGGCAACCGTTAGCATTGACTCTCCTACGGAAGATGTAACTACTTTTGAAGAACCTCAAACTGAAGTTACAGAAGATCCGATAGGTGTTGGTGTTGACGACGGAGATATTCAGGTTGGGGAAAGCCCGACGGAAGCTCAGTCAGAAGACTCAGACATAGTAAATAGTCCTGCGTTCAGAAGATACCAATCTGCAACGGACAAAAAAATGGCTGAGATGGAAAAACAGCTTACCGAGGAACGGCAAGCAAGGAGTAACGCACAGGCGCAGGAAAGCTTAAAAAATCTTGACGTAGAAGTAGCTCAATACGCTCAACAGAAGAGAGATCAACTTTTACAGCAAGGAATAGATGACGTAACTGCACAGCAAATGGCGAATGAACAGGCTGGTCTTGCGAAAGAAGCCTATATATCGAATTTGCAAGTGCAGCATCAACAACGTCAGAACCAGCAGCAAACGTCAGAGATAAACTCTAGGACGCAGCTTGCTAGGGCTTACGAGCTTGCTTCGCAGTACGGTGTTCCTTTTTCGGAACTACAGGACGTTAGCAGTCCAGCAGAGATGGAA